TTTTCGCCATCACAATCTACACTGATAATGGATTCTTTTTCTTTTTCGGTTAGTTCTCTTTCGGGATATAAAACACTATTTTCTACTGTCTTTCCGTTTTCATCAATACTTTTTATAGTATTTTTTATTGCTTTAATTGTTATCATGGTTTTATATGAATTAATTGAAATGATGAAAGAATTGCTGTATCTGCTGCATTTGTTAAAGTAGCTGTTATAATCAAATATTTTCCGCTTAAATCAGCGGTTATCGGTGTCATTGCTCCAGAATTTGCGGTAAAATCATTTGCCGAATTTACTGTTGCCCTAAAAATCATTGCACTGGTTAAAGAATTTTTATATACTATTCGTCTTATAAATTGACCACCATACAATGAAGCTGCAGCGTGTGTGTATGTTCCAATCTTTACAGGTGTACCTGCCATATTGTTTGTAGTATTGTAGTATAAATTCCAAACAATAGTTCCTGCTGTTCCCGTTTTATTAGCTATAGCTAAGAAATCTAATGAACTATTAGCTGTTAATGTTGGAACTAATAAACCTGCTAAATATGTCTCTGCTATTGTTCCCGTAATAGTTTTATCAGTGTTATCATACGCAGCATATTTTAAATCACGTGCATCGGTTAATGCTGAATTATTTGTTTCAACTATCCCTAATGTAGAAGCACTCTTATTTTTCCATAAACTTGTAGAACTTTCATAAGCTAATATATCCTTATCTGCTGAACTTGTTAGTAATACATTATGCAGTTCATCTAATTCATAACCATTATCTACATTTACATAGATAGTACCTTGTGTTATATGTGAATAAACTACATAACCAATAACAATTAAATGTAGAGGTGAAAGAGGTTTTACATTTGTTATGTTACCTGCTGTTACTCCACTTAAATAAAGTATATCACCATCTGCCCACGTTTCAGATTGTAAACTACCAGTAGTATTTATTCCTCTTACTAATCCGCTTGTAGTTATAAATCCTTCTTGATTATTTGCAATCGTTTCCGTTACAAGTCCTATAGTCTCAGCAGATAATCCATCATTAGTGGCTAATGCTAAATCTACTTTTAATCTTTGCCCTTGTGCTCCCGTTATTCTTACTGCTTGATAATTTGCTTCTAATAAACTAATGTTTGTAGCAGTCTTATTTACTACTCTTGTTACTTGCTCCTGACCAACTTGTAAAGTTACATTCCCACCTTTTAATTTTAAATCTAAAGTACCATCCGTATCATTCCAATATAAACTACCTGCACCCGTTGGTACATTTGTAGGTGTATTATCAAATTCTAAATTGCCTAACTGAATCCCGAACTCCCCTAAATTAACATCCGATGTCGCACCGGTATAAGGTACTTTATTATCAACTTGTGTCTGTATAGAACTTGTAGCATCTAAATAACTAAGCTGTGTTTCTGTTGTTGAACTTGTTTTTACCTTATTATTAGAATCTGTTACTAAGACTTTACTCGCTACACTTGTACTACCTAACAATAAAATATCACCTGAAGATGTTCCAAAGTTTTTATTAAAAGCTGTGTTTTTTGCAAATGCAGGTTCTACTCCTGTAAGATTTATTGTTAATGCCATTATGCAGTTATATTAAATGTTTCTGTTACAAAATTTGTCGATGTTCCACTCTGATTCAATACCCCATTTACATAGATCTCATATGTTCCTCCACAACTTCCTGCTGTTGTTGTATAACTTCCTCCTGCTGCAACTGTTGTAATGATGTTACCACTTGAATCGTATATCGTTACAACTGGACACACTGCACTCGGTGATACATTACCTACATATGGCATTGCACATCGATCACTCGTAAATGGCAGAACAAAAGCTATGCTCATCTTCCATCCCGATACACTATCCACGAATCTCTCTGTGAAATCTTCTAATGTACTTACATTATCCTGAAAGTTCCAATCGTATGAAGGATGCTTTAACTGTGCTAAGAAATCCTTTGCAATACTCAACTGATCTGATAGTACTTCTGTCTCGTTTACTTCGCCATTCTTCACAGCATCCATAAACAACAAAGAGAACTTATAAGTCTCAGTCTTTGCAGAGGTGCTTACATCCACACCTTCTAATGTTACCCAATTTAATGGATACTGAATGTCACCACTTGCAGCTATCTCCCAAATGTCACCGAATCCCCATGTATTAACCTGGAGGTGATTATTTGCTATTTCTTGTAGCTGCTGAACTATTTGATTTAATGTAAGTCCCATTCTTTAGTTTTGTAAAGTATTCCTTAACTTTTTGTTCTACTTTCTTAGATATGTCTCTTTTCATTTAGCAGTTATTTAATTTGCCATAGTCGATGTCTAATCCATAAGTATTCACACCATCCCCTAAATACCACCCCTGAGTAAAATTATTAACTACCGGTTGAACTGTATCAATACCATTCCCTGCATCATTGTATAATGGATAGGTAGTATCATTCTCTAATAAGTACCTGGTAATACGATCAGAATAGAACTCTGCTCTATCTTTAAAGAATGCCATTAATCTATCTAACTCAGCTACTCCGATGGTTTCTGCATTCTCAGAACTGCGAGTAACTACTCCTTTGTTCATTATCTTATACTGTAAGATATACGCTCCATCATGTAATACCCAATACTTCAAAGCAGGTGATACATAGGTATCTAATAAGGTCTTATAGCCAGTGGTTGAATTGACTGTATTGTTAGATATTTTAGTCTTTAAGTCATTGTATAAAGCTGTTCCTAATATTGATAAGATACGGATATCTTGTGTCTCTAAGATACTTGAACGCAATAACTTGATATCTACATTCTCATCGATATAGGATGTATCTTTAATATACTGCTCTGATATGAATAATATTTCTGCCATTTTAATTAGTTTTTATTACTGTTTGTTTCCATATGTGTCTACAAAATGGAACACTTACACCGCCTTTATTCCACCATCCCCCTCGTGATTCCCACACATCTAATCCCTGCTCATTGTTTAATGTTTCAATCTCTGATCGTGAGTATAGCTTATCTTTGTTTAATAAATCAACACAGAAATCTCTGCTATTCTTTTTGTCTGTTGCATTGAATCCTGCTCTCCATCCATAACGATACTTAACTTCAATATTGTCAGTCTTTGAATCTTCACTTGCTTTCTCGCCTTTCTTTGTTGGCTCACTTCCCGAACTTAAATAACCCCTCTCAACTAATGAGGTAATGATGTCATTTACTTCGGCTGTGCTAATCTTTAATACTTTTGCAATACTATCGCTCGGTGTTAATACATCCTTGCTTAAAAGGTCTATAATAGCTTTCTCATTAGTCAGTAATTCCTTAGCAAATTTCTCTTTCTTAAATGTCTCAATACAATCCTCATCGCTCTGACCTTCGTAATCTCTTTCGTATAAGATGGTGCAATCAGATGCTTTTATACCGATGTTATCAAACCATTGATGTTCACACTTTTTTTTTTCAGCAGATAATACTACTTTATAGCTATTGTCAATCTGTGGTAATCCCATCATATCGATGATCTGCTCAACTGGATACGCATCGTATACCTTCTGAATAATGCTGTCAGGTAGTAATGACTTTATCGGTGTTGATTTCTTAAAGTAGATATAATTAGCAATACCAAAGAATGAAGAGAACTGATTGATAATATCCTCTAATATCCCTTGTCTGATAGAAATGTATGTAGATTGGAATAACTCATAAGCATCTAACATCTCATTCCTTTGCCCTAATGCTCCCTCTGTTGCTACCCCGAATAATACTGGACTAACTATGTTATGCGATGTGAATATCTCCTGATCTACTCTCTTACCTATCTCAATAAACTGCTTATCTAAATCATTCGGGGTGAATGACTGTATTGTAGGTGCATTGTCGGCAGATGCATTGAACGTAATTACAAGTCCACCTGCTTTATCTGTTCCGGTAGCTTTCTGCTTTATCTGTCTCTCAATATGTTTCTTTGCTTCTTCTGTTGGTGGTGTGCCATTATTGAAACTGATTATCTGACCCTGACTGAAGCCGGATTTGATGTTATTCAAATGGAAGTTAGATATCTCAATGTCTGTCTCTATTGCAGATGTTGCTCCGATATAATTCGGTATACCATATACATTCTTATCAACTCCATTCTTAGGTGACTTTAGTTTAAACACATACAACTGACTTCCCTTAACTTTGTTCTCGTAATCGAATGGCTGTAACTCTTTGAATCCAGTCTTTTCTTCTGTTTGTTTTGATTGTTTCCAATCGTTTGAATAGAAGTATACTGATTCATCTGCATTGGTTCTAATCTTACTGATCGGCATGTATGCGAAATCAGCGATTTCATTCCCCAATTTATCATAGATTATCTCGATTGCAATCGAATTAAATAACTCAAAATCCTTAATCATATCATTGATAAAAGGTTTCAGCTTACTAATAAACTTCTGAGTAATTGCTTTCTGATTAACTGTTGAGGTCTTATCATCAGTCACCAAACCACCACCATAGATATAGTTAGTCTTACCATTGATAATAGCATTGTGTTTAGCACATCGCAGATATAACTCAATAAGGTAATCGGGATAGTTATTATCCTCACCGAAGTAAATATACTCCTTGTTTTTTACCTCTTTAAATTCGGGAACTTTATGATTCTCAAACTTTATGTATAATACGTTACTGGTTTCGCTCATGTACTTTATATGTTATATCCTGACCATTATAGGTGCTATAAGATTCGTTTGTTCCGATTACCTTAGCCATTCCTATCTCTAATAAATTACCTGCATTAGCTTCAATCAGATTGGTGCTTGATGCTTGTTCGTATATCTTATAAGTCCAACTTCCCAATGGTAACAATTCAATTGTTCCACTTGAGTAGTTTATTGTTCCGCTTGTTTCTGTTAGTATGAACTCATCATATCGCTCCTGGTGAGTACTGATGTTTGACTGTAAGAAAGTAACACTTACATCGGTTACATCATTAGTAAACACGAATAAATAGTAAGGACTTGTTAAAGTCACTTTCTCCTGCAATGTGCAGATCAAATTAGTATTAGTATTCTTAGCTATTACGAACATCATTTATAAGTATAAGAAAATGTGATTTTGTGTAAAAAAAAAGAGCGAACCTTTCGATTCACTCCTCTTTTTCTAAACCCTAAAACTATGAAATAAAAAGGTTAAGCAGGTACTGTTAATGTTGTTAGCAATGCAGGTGTTACAAAGTTAGCAGGATCTTTCTCTTTACCAGTGATTGTCAATGTATATCCCGACATATCCCCGAATGCTTTTCCTGTTGTTCCTTCTGCACCTGTTACATCCGCTCCGTAAACTTGGCCCATCAATTGGTAAGTTCCATTGTTATCTTTAACGATAACCATTAAGCGATTCTGTAATAAGATATGCAATGCGTTTCTTCTTGCAGCAGTCATCTTACCTTTCAATGTGAAGGTAACAGATTGGTCATAAAACAATGTACCATTCTCAACACTTCTTTGAGGTGTAGACATGAATTGACCATTCTCTTTCTCTAATTGGAATGTCCAAAACTTTTTACCACTTGAACAAGTCATTGCAGTAATAACTCCTGATGTTGCTGTGATATTCCCTTGAGGAACATTGGTGTACTCGGTGAGATAAATCTCAGCTACTCCACCAGTTGCATCAGCACAATCGATTTCTACTCCGTTAATTATTATACAAGCCATTTGTTATAAGTATTTAAGGGAGAGGTGTTACCCTCTCCCGATTAATTATGTATTTTTGTAAGTCACGATCTCAGATCCAAAGTTAATTTGACAACCTGCTTTCCATTTGATAGAACCTTTTACGTTCTGATCATCTGCTGAGTACCAAAATTTAGCTTCTTCATATTCGTTCGCTAAGTCAGTTCCATAAACCATGTTCTGAGGATAAGAACAAACGATACGATCATTATACTTAGCTTGTGATGTTGCGATGTTGTTCAAACCATGAACCGCTACAACTGATAATCCGCTACCTGGTAATGTAATCTGACCAGTCTTGTATGCTTCTGTAGTGTTTACATTGAAGTTAAAATTATCAGCATCTTTAAGAGCAATGATTAACTTACGGAATGTATCCCATCCACAGAATGCTACTAATGGATACTCAGGAC